GATAGGGGGATAAGGGGGAAAAGGAGATTAAGTCTTCAGCAATTGTTTCTGCCCCATTTGCATCTGGATAAGCAAACAATAAACCAATATCAACTGTTTCAGCGTCTTCCAATAGGTCGTAACCTGTTGCAATTTCACCAACAGTAGGTGCATTATCATCTGTTCCGCCAGTTAACGAATCATCTATAGCAGCTGTATGGCCAGCTATAGTAGTCGTTGCAGCTAATCTTAGATCGGCTCCAGCATTGGTTAATGTAGATGAATGATCCATCCATCGTACGTAGTCGGAACCATTATTTACTACATCAACGTAGTAATTTGATGTTCCATCTGGGTTTTTAGCATCAGAAGCTTGTGAAGCATATGCAAATGTTTCTAAAACAGTACCTGCGGTACCACTAAATACTCCATCTTCGTCTACAACTGCTACATGAACTTCATCTCCTATTGACCCCTTACCAAGATTCGCCGCGTACGTCGAAGTTCCTGGTGTGCCATTGAAGGATGAACTATAAGTCCAACCAGAAAAACTGGTGATTCCTTCAGTGATCAATGATACTTTCAAACTATTTCCTTTGACACCTGGATATTTAGCAGCCCAGTGGCCTACGGCCCCTGCACCAGTATTATATCCTGCATCAACATAGTGAGTATCATTTTTAATCAAAAGTCCGTTACCGCTCACACCTGTAGCATTTAAATGCCCAGATTGAACGCGAACTACTTTCAAAGCGTTGCCGTACTTTAAGAACGACGCAGCTGTAAGAAAGTATTGGTAAGTATTGTCATCCGGTGCACCAAAGGTATCAGCTAGATCTTGTTCAGAACTAATGCTAACAGCTTCAGCAACTGGACCCCAATTAAATGACCCAGCGAATCCACCAATACTGGTAGATACGGCAGGTACTACAGCAGTCGCGTCAATTTCATTGACTTGAACTCCTGGTGATACTTGAAATGCCATCGCTTTATCCTCTCAAAAAGGTTTGTTTATAAGTTATTTATAAGTTAACATAATAAGGTTATTTTCACTCGTAACTATTTATAATTAAAAATGTCCTAGGGTTTTTGTGTCTTCTTCAAACCAAACGTTCCCTTCGCCGTCCCCAACTCCTTCCTCTTTCTTTTGACCATCATCTATAATCCCAAATGGAAGCATATCATCTTGAATGGCTGCTAATTGTTCTTTATATAACATATCTTTCATATCAATATCTGATATAGAAACAAATATATCTGTTGTAGTAAACCACCCAAATAGTACTAAATTCATCATTAGATCATCGTGATTGGGTAGTAACGCCTGAAATGAACTTCCTTTAGATACAAAAGTACTCATTTCTACAATTGTTTGTGCATCTCTTATTAACAATTTCTTCTGTTCAACTAGATCTTTTATAGTAGAACACCCTATTCGTTTAACTCTCTTAGTCATGGTAGCACCAATCGCGTTCTTTTTAATAGCAGATTCTACAAACATATTTTCATATTCAAGATCATAATACAACCCATTACATACTACCATACCTGAATCATTTGATTCTACTATCACATAGGCTTTATTATAGGTTGTTGCGTATTTAAATATAATATCTGGAAATAACATAGGGGATATATTATTATCTCTAAATATTGCTACCTGTTCAAAAGGATTAGTTGATATATCTATTATAGTAAATGTCGAATAATCTTGTCCTCTTCCTTTTGCTGTATCAACTGTCAAGATATAATCATGTTCTTTTTCCGGTTCTTTATATACAAAAACGTTCTCACTAATGTGTAAAGGTTCACTACTCTTTTGTGCTAATAGATAATTTGCTCCAATAAGGGTATTACCTCTACCATGAAATGTATTAGCAAACTCTTGTTCAAATTGTAATTCTGATGTGTTTGCTACAGTTTCTTTTTTCCATTTTTCATCTCTTCCTGGTACATCCCACCAATCTACTCTAAAGGGTTTAAATTCATTTTCTCCTGTCATTGCTCCTTCCCACAGCTTATGGAATATATTTCCAATACCATTTGCTGTTGATGTAACAATAATTTGAGTTTGTTTACCGGCCGTAACAACAGGATAGGTTGAGGTATAGAACTGTGCATCATTTTCTACAAACGCGAATTCATCAAGAAATAATAAATTAACAGATAATCCTCTAATAGAACTACCGCTTGTAGCCGATGCTATAATTCGCGAATTGTTGCTAAATTCTATACTTCCTTTATTTAATGCTTTACACCCAGGTTGTAAAAAGAAGGGTAGGTTCTCGAGCGCGAGCGTTACGCGCGCGAGCATCTCGCGGGCGACCGCGCCTTTATTAGCTAGAATTGCTATAGTTTTTTCTGGGTAAAAACATGCATACCATAAGAGGTATACAACAGATGAAATAGATTTGCCACTTTGTCTACATGCTAGTATAATAGAAAATCTATTCTTATAGAAATGTTTAAACATTTTCTCTTGATAAGGATATAGATCAAAGTTTATAAGGCCTTCATCCAAAGAGATAATTTTTACATACTCTCGTGCAAAATATGCAGGATCTCCCTGACATTTTTGGTATTCTTTTATTTCTTTACGAGTAAAATCTCCAACAACACCATCTCTTTTTACGGAAGGATTGCCTAGATATCCAAACTCGTTATTCTTAATCCTCTGCATCGACATCAATAATATTGTCCTTATCTAATAACATTCTTTGAAGCTCTGTAGTACTTCCTACAAATACATTGTTATTAGTAATTTCTCTCCTCACATCATCTTCGGTTAATTCTTTTTTGTTCTTTTGGAGCTTCATTAGCTTATCAGTAATATCACCAATGGCTTTTAGGTGATTAGATAATACTTCGAATGCGCGCGGGTGCTCGCTCTCGCGGGCGAGCTCGGCTAATGAATCCATTGATAGGGTACCAACCTTTATAAGATCTTTATAGGTTGATCGTGAAAACTCGTAGTCATCCTTAATATGTTTTTTATCTATAAGGACTTGATTATCTTTTCTTTTCTCGGCCGGTAAATTTTTTGACAATCTCTCAGATATAGCTTGTTTTTTATCCATCATAATATATATTTATGTTTATGTATATGACTCAATAACAGCTGTAGCTCCAGATGAACTACCTGTTAATGTTTCTCCAACTTGGAACCATCCTGAGGGTACAGCAATTCCTAATGTATTACTTCCCTCTGGGGTATCAGCATAGAATACACTCATCTCACCAGTATTACCAGAAAGACTTCCGGTTACGGTTTCTTGTTGAGTAAATGTTCCACTAACAGTACCTACTATAGAAGTAAAAGAATCTGGAACTCCTAAAGGATCATAACTAGTTACTATACTATATTCATCAGTTCCTGGAGTACCTGTCACTAATGTATCACCCACCTCTGCGGTTTTAGGATTAACCGCTATATTCAAACCTGAATATTTTTCATCAGTATTTGTTTTATTAAACCAATCGAGTTGAACTTCTTTAATAACTCCTTGATCTCCAATTCCACTATAGAATGTCATTTTCATTGTAAAGTCTAATGTATAAGTTAATACTCTTCGAGTTGTAAAATCTCCATCATATGAATCTTCTATTGCAACAGAATTTAATATAATAGGAACATCTTGTTTATAATCAGTCCATCCATCAATAGGTTTAATTGTAACTGAATAGTCAGGCTGAAAGTATGGTACAATTTGCTCTAGTATTTGTAATCCATCATCTTGATTTTTTGCAAGAATACTAAGTTGCATTCCAATATTATAAGGAGTTTGTGCCCGAATGCTTTGTCTTTTATATGAATCTGTAGCATGAGCAGCTGTTATTTTATTTAATTTATTTTCTTTCTTATTTAAATCTACTTCCAGACTAGTAATCTCAAATCCCATACGAGGTAATTTAAGAGCCATTGAAGCATCATCCATTGTTTCCTGATCTATACGAGCTAGAAATTTTTGTTTAGGTCCGTATGCAAGAGGTACTTTCATTTGATTAAGTATACCACCAGATCCATCTTTACGAATAACAGATATATTGTTAAACATAGTACCAAAGACGGCGACCGACTTTCTCATAGTTGCGTGATAAAAGTGTGTTCCAAACATTAGTAATTCTCCGATGGATCGCCAAAGGGGTTAGATTCAGTAAAGTCTAGAATAGAATCTCCACTTAATTCAAATTCAACGTTTTCTCCACCACCTGTTGGATCTATAAAGGTACCAAAACTAGTATCTCCTATGTCATAAACTTTTGTTATATAAGCTGATAGGGTTGATTCTGCACCTACTAAGGGAACTGTAGCTGATACTAGAAAGTCTCTTGCTTCAGCAATACCAGAAACACCAATATTAGATACTGTGATTCTTCCAGCAATCTGACTGATATGATCTACTATTTGTACTTCGCCAGACACTGTAATACCTGCAGCAACTAATTGGCTAATAGTTTCTCCTTGAGTAAAGTGATTATTACCAGTTGTTGAATAATCTATTGTAACTTGATAAGCTTCTGTAGCTTGTATAATATCAATTGCATCAACGCCAGTTTCGAAATCTTCATCATTGTATTCATAAAGAGCACATTGTAGTTTATAAACTGGTAAATTAGAAAGTTGATAAAATGGTTGTTCATGTTCAACAAACATAATCTCAAATAATTTATTAGACATTGGAAGGAATAATATATCTCCTTCTAGCGGTACTGGATAATCTACATCATTGGTAGGATTATTCCAAAACCCTATAAGCTTTTGCCATTGTCTTTTAGAGAGTATGAATGTAGCTTCATCTCTAATTTCAAGGCCAAACTTAGAATATAGATCTCCTGCTCCAGCAAATCCTTCAATATCCTCAATGTAAGCTTCAATGATATATGCATCATCAAACTTCGAAGCTCTATCTTCGCCTAATACTGCATCACGGCTAACTATAGTTCTAGGGAGATAATATACATCCTGCCCATAGATTTTTAAAGATTCTATTATTAGATCTTCGTATAAGTTTTGCTCGGATTTAACGGCTTGAGAGAAATATACATTTCTAGCCATAGTTTACCCCGTCATAAAATCAACTGGCATTTCCCAATTGAGCCTAGCTTCTTCTGTTAATTT